GAATCTAAGAAACGTGTTGGTAATTTTGTAGGCACAGTAGACTACACGGCCAACTCTGTCGGCCAGGTAATTATTGCTGGTGTTGCTAATAATCTTCTTAGTTTCTCTTCAGATGATACTGAAGGTGATGTTATTGTCGAAGCCGAAGCAGTCCCAGCAGGAACCATTACATTTGGAGTTGCTGCATCTGCAGAAGTTCTTGTTAGCGCAATATCTCAATCGACCCCATCTCCAAATTCTGTCACTACTGAATTTACAGCATCTTCTACAGGTGAAGTTGTTGTTAAAGGCGTTGGTGATGTAACATTTAACGTTACTACAAATAATAATACTGAAGGTGATGTTCTAGTAACTGATACGGCATCTGTATCTTCGTTTGGATTTACTCTTGATGGTGAAGGTGATGTAATCGTTACAGGTGCAGCAGCGGGCACATTTAATATTACAAATGAATTCGCGGGCAGACATGTTTATCCTCAGTTCCCTGAAGCTAATAATGTAATCTCATTTACAGTAGCTTCAACAGGTCTACTATCAAACCGTGGTAGATTAAATCTTTCATACTCATTTGATTTTTCAGGTAGACTTGCCCAGTTTAGTGATGGTGAAGGAGCCGGTACTATTGGATTTACCTTTAAAGGTAAGGGTGTTAATGTTACAGAACACATATACAGTAGAGACGGCGTAAACGGTTTGTCATTTATTGGAAACGGATACAACGGTGTTATCATAAATCATCCTGATAACGGTGTTAAATTGTTAGCCAATGGCACTACTGATGTAAAACTACTACGTTAGTAGTTTAATAAATAAAAGTAAAATACTCGGAGAAAAGCGCAATGGCGGCTACTTTTTACATAAAGCAGAATGATACGGCACCATCGATTGAAGCTGTCCTAACCGACTCAAACGGTAGAGCTAGATCACTTGCAACAGCGTCTGCAGTTAGATTTCATATGAAAAGAGAAAATGGCACTGCTGTGATATCATCAGGAGCCGGCTCTATCGTGAACGCTTCAAAAGGAATTGTAAAGTATGAATGGCAGTCCGGTGATACAGCAAATGTTGGTTCACATACTGCAGAGTTTGAAATTGAGTATTCAAACGGGCAGATCGAAACATTTCCCAACTCAAGCTATATCAAGATAATTGTTAAAGGCGAGTTGGCGTAAGGGGATTAAATATGGCACAGCCAACATCAAGAGAAGAATTCACAGAATATGTCCTAAGAAAAATTGGTGCGCCGGTCATTCAAATTAACGTATCTGATGAACAGGTAGAAGATAGAATCGACGAGGCTATTTCTTTTTGGAGAGATTACCATTACAATGGAAGCCAATTAGTTTATCTTAAGCACCAGATTACTCAAGAAGACAAAGACAACGGATATATTACACTACCTCAGAAATTGCTGGGTATTCAGAAGGTATTTGATCTTGGATCATCTATTTCTTCTGGCACGGGCATGTTCAATGTTAATTATCAGTTTGTGCTTAATAACGTAAGAGACATTACTGGATACGACGTTTCATCATATTACATGACTATGTCTCACATTGAATTTATGGCTGAAATTCTAGTAGGTAGACCTCTTATTAGATACAATAAACATGTAAACAGATTGTATATTGATGCAGACGCAAGTAGAACTGCTGTAGGAAACTATATTATTATCGAAGCTTACGACGTAATAGATGAAGATTTCTATGAAGAAGTCTGGTCAGATCGTTGGCTACAAAACTATTCTGCTGTTCTTGTAAGAGAGCAATGGGGTTTGAATCTTACTAAATTTAATAACATGCAACTTGTTGGTGGTGTTTCATTTAATGGAGAGCAAATTCTAGCGGAGGCACGAGAAGAAAGAAGAGCGATGGAAGAAGATGCTATTTCCTCGCTTCAACCACTAACGTACAACTTTATTGGATAAATCATGGCCACCAATGTTTTCTTCAGAAACTACGATAACTTCAACGAACAGAACTTAATCGACGATCTGGTGATCGAATCGATTCAGATCTATGGTCTTGATGTTATCTATGTTACGAGATCTATCCAAGGTGAGGATAGTATCTTTAATGAAGACGATATGCCGCTGTATGATGAAACATTTAACTTTGAAGCTTATGTTAAAAATGTTGATGGATTTGAAGGAGAAGGAGACTTCCTATCTAAGTTTGGTCTTGAGATTAGAGATTCTGTCACCTTTACTGTTGCAATTCGCACATTTGAAAGATTTGTTACTAAAGAAGATCAAAATAAAGTACGACCTCTTGAAGGTGATATCATATTCTTCCCACTTAATCAGAAGATGTATGAGATCAAATATGTTGAGCACGAGAGTGTATTCTATCAATCTGGCGCATTACAAGTATACGACCTACGTTGTGAATTAATCGAAGCATCAGGTCAAAGATTCGACACGGGTATTCCTGATATTGATGAATACTTTACACTTAATAATATGGATGTTACAACAGCCTCTAGATCTACTCTTACAGCCGTTTCCAATACATCAAACTCATTCGCTGATAACCTATTCATTGAACAGGCTGCAGACGATATTCTAGACTTCTCTGAAACAGACCCGTTCAGTGAAGTACTTGATATTCAGGATTCATAACTATGGCAATAGCAAATTACTTCTATAATCAAACAACAAGAAAATATGTTGCCCTGTTTGGTACGCTCTTTAATCAGTTAAAGATTAAACGAACAACCAATGATGGAACCGTATCACAAGATATTATTGTACCTCTTTCCTATGCTCCATTCCAGAAAGTATTGGCAAGAGTACAGCAGGATGCAAACCTTCTTAATAGTAGAAGAGCTGCGATTCAATTGCCTCGCATGTCTTTTGAAATTACAAATATGTTCTACGATCCCGCTCGTAAGATCAGCACTACAAGAAAAGTCTATACGACAACTGCAGAAGATAATGAAGATAATAGAAACATTCTTTATTCTCCGGTTCCATATAATCTAGACTTCTCTTTGTACATCATGACAAAGTATTCAGAAGACGCCACAAAGCTTCTTGAGCAAATTATTCCATTCTTTACACCAGATTGGACCGTAACTGCAAGAATGATGGATGATATTGATCCAATTGATATTCCCGTCGTTCTAAATGGCATTACAGTAGAAGAACTATATGAAGGTGACTTTGAAACCCGTCAATCTGTTCTTCATACTCTTTCTTTTACTCTTAAAGGTTGGTACTTCGGGCCAATCAAAGAGAAGAAAGTTATTAAATTTGTTGAAGCTAATCTATCTTCTGATACTGCTACAAATGCTGCGTTCCAAGAACAAGTGCAAGTATATCCAGGCTTGAGTCCTGATGGAAATCCAGTTACACAACCAGTGGCTACTGCTAGCGCTATTGCATCAATTGCAAACGGAGGAGTTTCTAGCGTTTCAGTTGTAAGTGATGGTGAAGGCTATGATGCTAATAACGTTCCGGGAGTTACAATCACTCCTCCTTCTATCGTAACCGCAACAGCATCTGCAACAGTTACAAATGAGCTTATTACTTCTATTGACTTAACTAATAGTGGTGGATATTATTCAACCGTTCCAAATGTTTCTATTTCAAATCCAGATGGGCCTGCTCAGCTACCAGAAGCTACTGCTAACGTAACGGCTGGGGTTGTTGATTCAATTACGCTTACTGAAGGCGGTAGATATTATTCTTTGCCTCCAACGGTTACTATTGCTCCACCTCCATCTAACTCTTCAGTATTTAAGTTCGGCGATGATGCATTGGCTCACAACAATGTTACTTCTAAAACTGATCTAGGTTATCCCGCAACTGATATTGATACAGGTACTGGAGATGGTTTTAGTCTTGAATTCTGGTATTATCCAACGGCAACACCTACTGCAGATACTGTTATTCTATGGGGTGATAGATGGAAAGTGTGGTATAGCCCTACAGCGGTCTATTACTCTTTCGGCCCTAACAATATATCATTGAACATTAGTTTTGTACCCAATGATTGGAATTTTGTAAGAATTGAACACGTCGGTGTTCAGGCTAGAATTTCTGTTAATGGAACAGTAAGCAATCTACAAAGTCCAGGTGGCGGATCTATTAATAGAACTTTCCAACTTATTAGAGTTGGAGCAGACGATCCTGTAACTTCAATTGCTGGAACTAGCGTAAAAGACGGGTTTATTGGTTCTATAGATAATATAGCATTTAACGAAATTACTGTTATCACTCCTAACACTGCTATACCGACTGTAGCATCAACAGGTGATTTTTTAACATCCAACTTTGACAAAAATATAGCAACCGCGAATGCTCAAGTTATAGCGGGCGAAGTTGTGGCGATTAATCTTACTAATGGTGGATCTAATTATAGTTCTGCTCCAGCCATATCATTCAGTGCAGCAACAGGAAACCCAAGTGATTATGCTGCTACCGCAACTGCTACTATTAACAACGGTTTGGTTGACAGCATAACTGTTACTGATCCTGGTAAGTTTTATGTGAATCCAGTAATTACTATAGATCCTCCAACATCTAATACTGCTACAGCGACTGCTGCTGTCGATGTTAACGGAAATATAAGTAGTATTACAATAACAAATGCTGGTAAGGGTTACCTTACTGTTCCATCAGTTACGGTTGACGCTCCAGCAAACAACACTATTTGGTATCAAGATATTGAAGAAGACGACGACTGGGGTGTCATTAGTGTAGTGGTTGATTATGAGGAATAAAGAATGTCAGATGATAGAATTGCTCAAAGCCTAGGGTTAACTCCTCTAAAAGAAATTAAAGAGGAAGAAATCACCGCTCCTGCGATAATCGAAGAACCAGCACCTCCTGCGATTGTTAGTGAGGGCGATGACGAGAACCTTCGTGATCTAGAGCAAGTACGTCAAAACATTCAAGGTGTTATGGCAACTGGTGAAGAAGCAATGAGAGAGATGCTTGAGATTGCAAAACAATCAGAACAGCCAAGAGCATTCGAAGTTGTTTCTACATTAATGAAAACTATGCTAGACGCTAACAAAGATTTTGCAGATATTTCAACTAAGAAGAAGTTCGCAAAAGAAGAATTAGATGCACCTAAGCAGCAAGAAACAAACATTACAAATAACAATCTAATAGTATCAACGGCAGATCTTCTAAAAATGATTAAAGGCGACAACGATGTTTGAGTTGATGAAAGGTTACCTCGGTAACACTAATCTAAAACGTGTTGGAGAACAGATTGAGTGGACACCAGAGCTTCTCAAAGAGTATATGAAGTGTGCAGACGATCCTATTTACTTTGCAAAAGAATATATTAAGATTGTTCATGTTGATAGAGGATTAGTTCCTTTTGAAATGTATGATTATCAAAAAGAGATTGCGGACAAGATCTTTAACAATCGTAGAGTTGCAGTTCTTACAGCTCGTCAGTCTGGTAAAACAACAACAGCTGTCGCAGTAATTCTTCATTACATCTTGTTTAATGAATTTAAAACAGTAGCCATTCTCGCAAACAAAGGAGATGCCTCAAGAGAGGTTATGGCACGAGTTAAGTTAGCTTATGAAGCATTACCTAAATGGCTACAGCAGGGCATAGAAGAGTGGAACAAAGGCAATATTGCATTAGAAAATGGGTGTCAGGTACTTGCTGGTACTACATCTTCTAGCGCAATTCGTGGTAAATCTGTTAACTTTCTATATCTAGATGAGGTGGCTTTCATCGAGGGTTACGATGAGTTTTTCGCTTCAGTATACCCAACTATTTCATCTGGTGAATCCACAAAGCTTCTTATGACCTCTACACCCAATGGTTTGAACCATTTTTGGAAAACATGCAAAGGTGCAGAAGAAGGCACAAACGGCTATGAATTCGTTAAGGTAATGTGGCATGATGTTCCTGGCCGAGATGAAAAATGGCGTAAAGAAACAATCGAATCACTTGACCACGATCAAGAGAAATTTGAACAAGAATATTGCTGTGAATTTTTAGGTTCTTCTGGTACTTTGATCTCAGGATCTAAACTTAAAGAAATGTATCCAGAGCAACCTATTATGAAGAGCGAAGGATTCATACAATACAAAAGACCTGAAGAAGGTAGAAACTATGTTATCACTGCTGACGTTGCAAGAGGAAAAGGGCTAGACTATTCTACATTTAATGTTATAGATACTACAGAAATGCCTTATCAACAAGTAGGCGTCTTTAGAGATAACTTAATTGGACCGATTGATTATGCTTCGGTCTTGTTTAGAATTGGTAAGCTTTATAATGAAGCTGCAATTCTAATTGAAATAAATGACATCGGAGAACAAGTGTCTGATGTCCTCTTACTTGATTACGGATATGAGAATTTGCTTTATACCGCAAATAATGGAAGAAGCGGAAAAGTTCTAACTGGGGGATTCGGTAAACGGGTCGATAATGGAATTAGAACTACAAAACTTGTAAAAGGAACGGGTTGTTCAATGGTCAAGATGCTGATCGAACAAAACCAACTTATTATTAGAGATTATGATACCATTCAAGAATTGAACCGTTTTTCTAAGAAAGCTAATACATTCCAAGCAGAGCCTGGATTTCACGACGACCTCGTTATGAATCTAGTTATTTTTGCATGGATGACCGAACAGCCTTATTTCAAAGACTTAACGGACATAAATACTTTAATCAAACTTAGAGAAAAAACAGACGAGCAAATTGAAGAAGAAATGTTACCGTTTGGATTTGTTGATGATGGTGATAGCACACCAGGTTTGTGGGATGACGACGGCCTCAGATTATGAGCTCTTAATCAAATAGTCATTTTTATAAATAGAAACAGTGATATACGAAAAAACAAAAACGCGTTTCTAAATACATAAAGGAGAAAAATATGGCTTTTTCCGTAAGTCCTTCCGTTATTGTTCGCGAAGTGGATGCGAGTGCGGCGGTACCAGCCATCGCAACACCACCTGCGGCAATTACTGGAGTCTTCCAATGGGGCCCAGTAAACGACCCAATTCTGATTACAACAGAAGATGAACTAGTAGACCGCTTTGGAGCGCCTACTGACGATAACTATGAAACATGGTTTGCTGCTGCAGACTTTCTTTCATATTCAAATGCATTGTTTGTTGTTCGTGCAGATAATGGTTCAACTAAAGCGGATCACACAAAAATAGTTCTCGACGGTAACAATGACATTATCGTAGATCAAACAAATTACGGTGCATTCCAAGCTGCCTATGTTGGTGAGCGAGGTAACAACCTAGAAGTTGCATACGTCAGCGCAACTGGATATGAAACAGATATTGCAGACGTGGGTGATATTACAGCAAACAGACCTTCAAATACACAAATCGCTCAAGAGTTTAGCTTTAACTCTAATAGTGTTGTGATTGAGGTTGCAAACACTGATCAGATCACTGCTATTGCGGCCGGTGATGTTCTTACAGTGGGTAATGCTTCTGTAGGTTATGCAGAAATGAAAGTTGCTACATTCACAGAAGAAACAATCACAAATGCAGGTGCAAACACCGACCCAGCTGCTACAGATGATGATTTTGTAGAATACTATCGCTACACAATTACATTTAGCAATAGATATCCACTTGCTGAAGAAAACCTTAACAAGGTAAGCTTTGTTAAAAAGTGGAAGCACGCAAACCTATTTGGTAAAGCTCCTGATACAGGTAAT